TCTGCAGGGACTGCTGTTAGTCTGGTAGGGTATTCTGGAAGGATGCAAATTAGGCCTTCCGTTACGTCGGCTACAGTGTACTTATCTTTAAGCAGTTCTTTGCAGGCAGACGGGACTGGGATTAATTTCTCAGGTTCAAACGGGTCTACCCCGCCCACTTCTGGTTCAATTGGAATTTTAATTTCAGCAGTCTCTTCATCGGCTTTATCTTTTGACCAGGCAGTTTATGACTTAGAGATTGTTTCCGGATCGATAGTAACCAGATTGATTGAAGGACAGGTAAAATTAAGCAAAGAGGTAACTCGGTAAACAATGAGTAACCAAGTCTATATCTCCCAAGATGCTAATGAGGTAAATCTTGTCAACACCGACAAGCAAATAGTTATTACCGAAATCGGTAACGGCACTTCGGTAAATGTCACCCAGCCCATAACTTCGGTCATCACCGTAGCAAGCATCGGTCCTCAAGGACAACCAGGAGCCTTACAGTCAAGCAACTCCGGCTCATTCACAATAACCGGTTCATTAACCATAAGTAACATCCTAACATTAACCCCTCAAACACCATTACCTTCAGGTGTAGCAACAGGTTCATTTGCTGTATCTTCCTCAGCTCCACCAAAGCCCTATTTCTACAACGGTACTTCTTGGAATGCTTTATATTAATTTTTAATATTTATAATAAATGGCACTAACTCTCTCACAAACAGGTATAGCACAAACCCAGACAATTAATGCCTGGCACGTAACTCAGTCCGTGGATGCTTTCACAGGTACAAACGCATACGATATAACCATCTCTGGTTCATTAACAGTTATTGGCCCTTTAAATGCAACAGCATCAGCTGCAAATACAGCTTTTATTGCTTCAAATCCTTCAGCAAATACTGACTTCAATCTAGTATTTAAAAACAGTACTGGTGCTCTAGGTGATTACTATCAACTGGCAGCAGACGGAACAAACGGTCCGTACTACAATCCATCAACCAACCTTTTAAGTGGGTTAGGAGGATTAACAGTCTCCGGTTCTATAGGTAGATTTACTTCAATTACCGGTTCATTGCTAGGTAACGTTGCAGGGACAGCATCATTTGCAACTTCTGCCTCTTATGCTTTAACTTCCTCTTATGCTGAGAATGGAGTATCAACTCTATCAGTTGGTACATTCTACGATACAACAACTCAAACAATAGTATCAGGTGCTTCAGCATCCATTACCCTAAATACCCCCGTCATCAATGACGGAATTTCAGTAGTATCAAATTCAAGATTAACAGTAACTAGAACAGGTATTTACAACCTTCAATTTTCAACTCAAGTACAAACCACAGTTGGTGGAGGTCCTCAAGTATATATTTGGCTAAGAAAAAATGGTGTTAATCAAACATACAGTAATACAGGGCTTGATATTCAAAACCAAAACCACAAATACGTTGGAGCATGGAATTTTGTTGAAAGCTTAATTGCAGGAGATTTCTTAGAGTTAGTATGCTATGTTAACGGAGGTGCTAGTGTTCAATTAGTTGCCGAAGCTGCTGGACCAACAAACGGAGGAGTAGCAGTCCCTTCTGTAATCGTAACTCTGACCCAGATCAAGTAAGCAAATCCAATACTATTTATTAGTATATGGCTAACGCTCAAATCTGGCCCGGTTCCTCATCCTTCTTTCCCGGAGATACTCCTTTTGGGTTCTACGATAATGATTATCAGTTTCAAACGGATGCTGATAAGGTATCAAATTTCTGTGCAAGAAGACTAGGATACCCATTGGTTGATGTCGAATTGCAGGATATCAACTTCTATACAGCTTTTGAAGAAGCAGTAACAACTTACGGAAATGAAATTTATGCATTTAAAGTAAGACAGGACTTCCTCTCAATGGAAGGAGCTTCTACCGGATCTAATTTAAATAACTCAGTAATACAACCAAACTTCGGAGCTATTGTTAGAATGTCAAATCAGTACGGAGAAGAAGCCGGAGTAGGGGGAACAGTAACTTGGTATACAGGTTCTTTTACAACTATTGCCGGTCAGCAGGATTATAATATGAATGTATGGGCTAGTGCTTCTGCCTCTTTAACTCCTGGAGATACAATTGAAATTAAAAGAGTATTCTACGAATCACCTCCGGCCATCGTTCGCTACTTTGATCCTTATGCAGGAACAGGGACAGGTATGATGAACCTATTAGATACATTCGGATGGGGGAACTATTCACCAGCAATTAACTTCCTTCTGATGCCAATCAATTACGATCTTCAGAAGATTCAAGCTATTGAGTTTAACGATCAAATCAGAAAGTCAAACTACTCTTTTGAATTAGTAAACAACAGACTGAGATTATTTCCAATACCAACTGTGGACGAAGGTAAAATGTTCTTTGAGTACATTAAGAACTCAGAAAGAAACAATCCGGTAATGGCTAACTCATCAGCATTGGTTTCTAACGTTTCTAATGTTCCCTATGCAAATCCAAACTATACACAAATTAATTCTATAGGAAGGCAGTGGATCTTTGAATATACACTATCTTTAGCAAAAGAAATGCTTGGATACGTTAGAGGAAAATACGGAACCTTACCCATACCTGGGGCGGAAGTTACTTTAAACTCAGCTGATTTGATTACTGCAGCTACTGCAGAAAAGAATTTGCTGTTAGATAAACTAAGGAACTACCTAGAAGAAACTTCAAGAGAGAAATTACTCGAAAGAAGATCTTTAGAGGCTGATTATAAACAGAAAGAACTTAATATGGTTCCACAACCAATATTTATAGCATAACATGGTACAGTTAACAGACTTATTAAACGAAGTAACTTATTCAATGTACCAAACTTTGGTATATGTTGAATTCTCAGATACTACCAACATTACTGATATTGCACAAATCATCAGAAGCATGAAATATGTTACGGTTGTAAACAATAAAACTGATAAAGAAGATCTTAACCCAAGAGGACTACTGCAATTAAAAGTAGTAACGACCAAACCAGGGCAGGAAACCTTTGAAATAATAAAAAAAGAATCTCTAGCACAAATTCCAGAACTAAAGAAATTTAAGTATAGCGTTAAACAATTACAAAAAGTAGAGGAGATCTAAATGGCCTTATTTGGAAGAAGAAGAGATATCTTGTTAATTAATAGTATTAACCGAGAGTTATTACCTAACATTATAACTCAACAGGTTGGTTACTATAAAATTACTCTGGGAGCTTCTACAACTAATATGTATGGAGAAGCACTCGACAAATTTGTTAATGAACCTGTTCTACTTAACGTTTTAATTCAACGTGGAGATCAAACATGGACTTCAGATGCTTTCGGACCCGATACTTCAAGAGCTTTAACTTTTGCTTTTTTTAGAGATGATTTAATAGAAGCAGAAATTACCCCAGAGGTAGGAGATGTAGTATTTTACTACGAAAACTACTATGAAGTTGATTCAGTAGTTGACAACCAATACTTCGTAGGAAAGGTACCGGAATACTCGTACTCTGAAGGGTTAGAGAATTACGGCTCATCAATTAGTATAATTGTGCAGACTCACTTAATTGCTGCAGATAAACTTGGAATAACTAAGGAGAGAATGTAATGGCTAACAAAATTAGAAAACCGGTACCAAAAAATCAAAGAGAAATTTCTATCTCTCAACAGGATCCATTGTTGGATAATCCAAACAATGCTATCACCCCACTACCTGTTTTTGCTAATCAGAATAATCCCGCTACAGCTAAAGCTTACAGGGCAAACGAGATCTCAGTTAAAGGAGAAACCGTTAAAGATTACACAGTCGGTATTGGTGATATAGACGAAGCTATTGCTTTCTATTTTGATACTGTAATAAAACCTCAAGTATACCAGAATGGAACTACTATTGCTGTTCCGATCATCTACGGAAACCCTGAAAGATGGAAAGCAGTGCAAAAAGATGGATATTATAGAGATAAGAACGATAAAATTATGGCACCCATTATTATGTTTAGAAGAACATCGATGGATAAGTCATACGCAGTCGGAAATAAGCTAGATGCAAACAATCCTCAGAATTATGTAATTGCAGGTAAAGCTTACCAAAAAGGAGATGCTTATTCTAATTTTAACCTGTTAAATAATAGAAAACCCGTAACCGTTTACCAGGCAGTAGTTATCCCAGATTACGTTACTTTAAACTACGAATGCATTATTTGGACTTACTATATTGAACAAATGAACCAAATAGTCGAAGGAATTAATTATGCTTCAGATTCATACTGGGGAGACCCTAACAGATTTAAATTCCGTGCCCGGATTGACACTTTTACCAACAACGAAACGTTAAGTCAAGGAGAAGAGAGACTAATTAAAACAAACTTTAATATAAAAATGTATGGGTATATCATACCTAACGCAGTTAATAAAGAGTTAGTAGCAACTAAGAAGTTTTTTTCAAAGGGCAGGGTGAACTTCACTACCGAAGTGGTAAGTGATATCAACGACATCCAGTAACTTTTTGAAGGTCTAATTACTATTTATATTAGAACTATCTAACAAACTAAAATATAATGGCAGAAACTTTATTATCCCCTGGTGTTTTAGCAAGAGAAAACGATCAGTCGTTCTTAACTGCCCAGCCCGTACAGGCCGGAGCAGCCATCTTAGGACCTACAGTTAAAGGCCCTATAGTACCGACTGTTGTTACTACTTACTCACAATACCAAAACATCTATGGAACCCTGGTTCAATCAGGTTCAGATTTTTACACCTATTTTACCTCAATAGCAGCATATAACTACTTCCAAAACGGCGGTGATTCTTTGTTGGTAGGCAGAGTTACGAATGGTACCTACACAGGAGCAACTTCATCTATGATGACCACAGGGTCAGGTGGACCTACTTCAGGTGTAGCTCCTTTTGTATTAGAAACATTATCTAAAGGAACCATCATGAACAGCACTTCTACTGAAGGCACTAACAATACGTTAGCTTCAGGATCTGCTGATAACGTTAGGTGGGAAATTGTTGCTCCTAACTCAGCATCAGGAACTTTCGGATTACTAATCAGAAAAGGTGATGATACTGGGAACTCTAAAGTTGTTTTAGAAACATGGACTAACTTATCGTTAGATCCTAAAGCTTCTAATTACGTTTCAAGAGTACTTGGAGATCAAGCTCAAAACATCGCAACTGACGGTTCAACCTACTATATTCAAACTTCTGGATCCTACGCTAATGCTTCTGCTTATGTAAGAGTTAAAGCTGTTAACTTCCAGACTCCAAACTACTTCGATAACAACGGAACTGCTAAGGCTCAATTTACCGGATCTATTCCAACTGCTTGTTCAGGTGCTTTTGGTGCAGCTATAGGAACCCCTTTTAACAATGCAAGACAAGCTTTCTTTTACGAAAATGCTGGTTTGACTTTAAATGCAGATTCTCAAGGTGTTACAGGAAGTGATTACACTACCATGTTAAACTTACTTGCTAATCCTGACGAATATAGCTACAACGTAGTTTCAATGCCAGGTTTAAACAGAATAAGTGCTGCAACTCAAATTTCTACAATAGTATCAAATGCACAGAACAGGGGAGACAATATCGCAGTAGTTGATATGGTTCCTTACGGAACTGCTTTAAACACAGTAACCGGCCAAGCATTAGGAATGGATACATCTTACGGTGCAACTTATTGGCCTTGGGTACAAGCAGCAGATCCTACTACAGGTAATGCAGTATGGGTACCGGCTTCTACTTTAATCCCTGCAGTTTATGCATTCAATGATAACTCAACTGAAGCTTGGTTTGCACCTGCTGGATTTAACAGAGGTGGATTATCTACAGTAGTAAGAGCAGAAAGAAAATTAACTCAAGGAGACAGAGATACTTTATACGAAGGTAATGTTAACCCAATTGCTACTTTCCCTAACCAAGGTGTTGTAGTATTCGGACAAAAAACATTACAGAAAAAAGCTTCTGCTTTGGATCGGGTAAACGTTAGAAGATTGTTGATTACAGTTAAAGATTATATTTCTCAAATTGCTGACAACTTGGTATTCGAACAGAACACTATCGCAACCAGAAACAGCTTCTTAGCTCAAGTTAATCCTTATTTGACTTCGGTACAGCAAAGACAAGGTCTTTATGCTTTCAAAGTAATCATGGACGACTCTAATAACACTGCTGACGTAATCGACAGAAACCAATTAGTAGGTCAGATTTACTTACAGCCTACCAAGACTGCTGAATTCATCTACTTAGACTTTAATTTAACGCCAACAGGAGCTACATTCCCAGGTTAATAACTATTTATAACTGATAAACATAAAACAACATGGCAGTATTAAATCCAAATGAAATCTTCTTCACCGCCTTTGAACCCAAAGTAGCGAATAGATTTATAATGTATGTGGATGGTATTCCTTCATACTTCATCAAAGGTGTAACCGGAATTGAAGTAACTGCTGAGGAAATCAAATTAAACCACATTAACGTATACAGAAAAGTAAAAGGCAGAAATGCATGGTCAGATATTTCAATGACTTTGTACGATCCAATTACTCCTTCTGGTGCTCAAGCAACAATGGAGTGGGTACGTCTTCACCACGAATCAGTAACAGGTAGAGATGGTTACAGTGACTTCTACAAGAAGGATTTAACTATTGACATCTTAGGTCCTGTCGGTGATATCGTTTCAGAATGGATTATCAAAGGAGCATTCATTAAGTCTGCCAAGTTTGCCGATCTTAACTGGGATACTGATGCTGAAGCACAGAACATCACTCTAAACATCGGAATGGATTATTGCATACTCAACTTTTAAAGTAAAAATAACCTTAAAGAAAGAGCCCTCCTATTCATTAGAGAGGGCTTTTTTATTGTTAAACTTTTCAAAATACCAGATTTATATATATTTATAAGAGAATAGTTATAACAAAAAGTATATGTCAGAATTCAGCATGCCCACCGAAATAGTAGAACTACCCTCTAAGGGTCTTCTCTATCCAGAATCAAACCCTTTATCTTCAGGTAAAATTGAGATGAAGTACATGACTGCAAAAGAAGAGGATATCTTAACCAACCAATCTTACATTGAGAATGGAACAGTTATAGATAAGCTTTTAAAGTCCTTGATCGTTTCTAAAATAAACTACGATGATTTAGTTGTTGGAGACAAAAATGCAGTATTAGTTGCAGCCAGAGTTTTAGGTTATGGAGCAGATTATAGCTTTACCTACAGCGGAAAGACTTACAGTGTAGATTTATCAAAGATCGAAAATAAATTTTTCGATGAGAGTTTAATTACCCCGGGAGTAAATGAGTTTAAGTTTACTTTACCGAGCACAGGTACAAACATAACTTTCAAGATCCTAACACATAAAGACGAAGATGCAATCAAAAGAGAGCTTGACGGATATAAGAAGATTAGTAAAGATGCAAGTCCTGAGCTTTCTACCCGTTTGAAGTACATGATTGTATCAATAGAGGGAAATACTGAAGCTAAGACTATCAGAGAGTTTGTAGACACTAGATTACTTGCAAGAGACTCTAGAGCACTAAGAACTTACATTTCTCAAGTTCAACCAGACACAGATTTAAATTTTTATCCTGAAGACAGTAACGCAACGGTAGCTATACCGGTGGGGATCTCTTTTTTTTGGCCTGACGCCTGAGACTATTAGTCAGGCAAGGATGAATTTGTTTTCCGAGATACATGAAATAGTGTTTCACGGCCAGGGAGGGTATGACTATAATACAATCTATAATATGCCATTATGGCTAAGAAAGTTTACTTTCAGTAGAATTCAAGAATATTACGATAAACAAAACGAGCAGACAAAAGCTGCAAGCAAGAAAGGTAACAGTACATCCTTAATGGACTCTTCAGGAAATGTAAATAAGATGGAAGCTTTTAAAATGAATCCGGGGAAAGTAGAGTATAAGTAAAACTTGGAGTCTCAAATATTTATAACATATAAACGATGACTCCCGAAGAAATAAGACTGTTACAGGAAGAAAATAGACTTCTAAGAGAAGGAAGAGCTCTACAGCAGGAGAGTTATGATATTTCTGTACGTGTTGTTGAGTCATTAAAAGAAGTTTTAGGGATTAGAACAAGGCAGACTACCTTTGATCAGAACTTATTAAATACTAATAAGAAAATAGCGGATGCTATTTTAAACCAAAAGACAGGGTTATCTTCAGTTAAAGATATTACAAATCAGATTAAAAAGAATAAAGAGTTAATTCTTAAAGCTGATCTACAGAATAAAGCAATACTCTCTACTTTAACAAGAGATGAGAGAACCAAATTAAAAATAACAGAGAAATCTTTACAGAGTGTCGAAAAATTAGCTGCTAAAGAAGCTAAGATGTTACAATCTGCTGCAGAAGGTAAAAAGATTAGTGCAGCCAAACTAGCAAGATTACAAACTCAAATTGCCGCAGAAGAAGTTATTCTAAGTACAAATGTTGAATCACTAAGCACTCAAGCAAGACAGTTACTTTATTCAAAAACAAATACCAACGAACTTAAAAAACAACTTACACTCCGAGAAAAAGAACTAGTTATTCAAGAAAAGCTAGATGAAAGCTTAGGAGCAGCCGGTAAACTAACAGAGTTTCTTGGAAAAATACCAGGCGTAGGAAATGCAGCAAGAGAAGCTTTAGCTAAAGTTACAAAGACTTTACAAGAAGCTAAAGAAAATGGACAAGGAACCTTCTCAAAGGTAGATTCTCTTAGACTGTTAGGAAATGAATTATTCACCAGTCTTAAAAAAGGTTTAACCGATCCTCTAGTCTTAGGTCTTGCAGTTGCTGGTACTCTAGTAAAGAAAATGTTCGACCTAAACAACCAATTGGTTGAAACAGGGAGAGCATTAGGGTACGCTAAAACTCAAATGACCGGTTTAACTACCGAACTTAACGTTGCAGCAATAGCGTCCGGAGAGTTTTTAGCAACCAACGTTGATTTACTTAAAACAATACAGCAAGCTACCGATCAGTTAGGAGTACAAGGAGATATTTTAGGTTCTAAAAACGTTGTTGGTGCAACAGTTTTAAGAGACCAGTTAGGATTGTCAGCAGAAGAAGCAATAAACTTAGCAGCTAATTCATCCATAGCAGGTCAGAATGTACAGGTTATTGCCGACCAAGCTTACAATGCAGTCGATGCTTTTAACCTACAGAACAAAACAGCGTTAAACGCTCGTAACATTCTACGAGAGACTGCTAACGTATCCAAGGATCTAGGTGCAAGATTTGCATTTAATACATCTGAGATAGCAAAAGCAGTAACAGAGGCTAAGAACCTTGGATTAACTTTAGGGGAAATAAGCGGAGTTGCTAATAATTTATTACAATTTGAATCTTCAATAACAGCAGAACTTGAAGCTGAATTACTAACAGGTAAAGATTTAACTTTAGAAAAAGCAAGGCAGCTTGCTTTAAATAATGATTTAGGAGGGCTTGCTAAGGAATTAGAAGCACAGAGTGTTTCAACATTGGAGTATTCTAAAATGAATAGATTTCAACAAGAAGCCATAGCTAAAGCAGTTGGAATGACTAGCGAACAGTTAGGAAAGTCTTTATACCAGCAGGAATTAAATAACCTAAGTGCCGAACAGTTCAAAGCTATTTATGGAGAACAGAATTATGAGGCTGCAAAACAAGTATCTATTCAACAGAGACTTGAAAAAGCAATCACAAAGGTAGCTGATGCATTGACTCCGGTATTAGAATTAATTGCATCTGCAGCAAGCAACGCTGGTTTACTTTACGGAGTTATTGGATTGATTGGAGCTGTTTCTTTGGCTAGAACTATTGGAAGTTTGGTAATTATGGCAAGCACTTTAGCAAGCGGTGCAGTAGGAGCAGCAGGACTGGCTTCAGCATTAACGCTTGGAATAACTGCAGTTGCTATCGTAGGTGGAATTGCCGCAATTACGAGTGCACTATCATCTGCAAACAATTCAGCACAATCAGTA